TATTCAATTCTTTTTCGTTAATAGGCAAATCCATCAGTTAAAAAATGATTCTAGGGTTGTTGTATGTTCTGTTTTCCATCCAATTGCATCAAGAATGGACTTAAGTGGTTCAAGAAAACTCTTTTCAAATTGTAGTTCATAATCAATGTATTTGTCAAGACCAAGTTCTGTAGGAAAGTCTTGAATAAAGGAGATAATATTCTCTTGAATAATATTTGGTTTTTTGAGGTAAATAAATTTAATCTTTTCCCCATTACCAATAAGTGAATATTTATTGGTCAGGTTTTTCTCTTTAATATAATGATTAAAGAGAAGTGCTCCACGAATATGAATTGGTGTTCCCTTCATATAAATGTCAGACTGGGAACGATACTTACGAACATCAGAAGCAGTTCTTGGGAAAGAAATCTGCTCTGGTGGAAGTTTTTTGAAGTCAGAACGACACTTATCAATAAACTTAATCACCTGTTCTTCAGTCCCACTCATCATCAGTTTTAGACCATCCTTAATCATCTGACGACAAGGTGCTGGAGTAGAAGATTTGACTGCCTCAATACCCATCATCTTGAGTTTAGGTTCTTCATAACGAACACCCTCACTATCCCAGACATTGAGAATATAACGCTTCTTGGCAGTCCAGATTCCACGATCAGCAATATTCTCCCGCTTCATCTGCATCTTCTGAGCATAAGCATTCACATAGTCCGCCAGTTCTTGGTAGCAACTTTCAATATATTTTTCAAGTTCCACCTGAGCGACCTTATCAAGGAAAGACACAACGCTTTCAGTAGTTTTCTCTCTTCCCTTGTATACAGTCTCAACCAAAGGACCCATATTAAGATAAATGGAGTCAGTATCAGAAGCAATAACATAATCAATATCCTGTGTCTTAAGAACTTTATTCAGATACTTATTAATCTTATCTTCAATCCAACGAATCGAAACTTGTCCAGAAAGAGTAATTGCTTCAGCATTCGCTAGTTTAAAATAACGGAAGTACTGATTACCAATAGCACCATAAGCAGAGTTGAGTTGAATCTTTCTTGCCATTTGGATGTTGTTACACCTTGCAATCTCCTTTTCCAGTTCTTTGGTTTTCTTTTTCTCATACTCTTGTTTGGCAGCGATCATTTTCTTCTTATAGATGGTGCGGTCTTTGTAGATCTTTTCCATCAGTTCAGGAAGAAATCCACGAACATCCTTACGGTACATTGCACCATTAGCACAAACTGCATACTCTTTATAAGGTTCAAAATCAATTTCTTGATTCAGAATCTTATCTACAGTTACTGAGGGATGACGCTGTTCCACCAAAGTTTCTGGGGAGATGTTGTATTGCATAATCAGGTGAGGATATAGACTGTTAAGGTCAAAGTTCACCACCCAATCATACACACCAGGAATCGGTTCTTTTACATATGCACCAGCATACTTAGAATCTTTATCAGACCTCACATTTGGAGGAATCACAATATTCTTCTTTTTCAGATAGTTGTAGATAATCGTATCCCACATACGAACCTGAGAGAACACATCGGCATAGTTTGCCTTTGCGTCATATGCCATTGTCAAAGCAAGTTCAATCAGTTTCATCTTGTCTTCCAAACGGTCAACAAGTTCCACGTCAATGATGTTATATTCTACAAACTTCTGCCAACCTTTGGTATAGAAATCTTTAAACGTATCAAACTCACTGTGGTCCAACTTTTTCTGCCCAAGTTCCACATTTGCAATGTGGTCAAGACGATAAGATTCCTGTGCCTTATAAGTAAACTTCTTGTAAAGGTTCAGATAATCAAGTTGACTCACTCCACCAATATCGTAAGAGATATGTTTGCGTCCAGAAATAAATGTCTCCCGTTCAGTAACTAGACCCCATGGAGACATACGCTTCATCAGTTTTTCACCAAGAACACGGTCTATGCGACGAACCAAATATGGAATGTCATACAGTTCACTGTTCCAACCAGTAATGACTTCTGGAGTATTTTCCTCAATCATCCACCAATTAATAAAGTCATTCAACAAATCATATTCATTTGAAAAAGAACGGTAGTTTACATTACTCTGCTGATTATTAAACTTACCAAGACCCCAAGTACGGATTTGTTTCGTATTATAATCTTGAATGGTAATCAGCAATACTTCTTCAGCAGAACTTTCTACATCAGGGAATCCGTTCTCTGATGCAACCTCAATATCGATTGTTGTAACTTTAATTTTACTAATATCAAACTTGAGTTCATCTTCTGGATAAGTCTCAGAAATATACTGATAGATGTATCGGTCATTTCCAGAAATATCAAACCCCTTCACACCGTCATACTTTTTAATAAACTCCCTACATTCTCTTACAGTTCCAGGTTGCACTGCTTCAACATATTCACCATTTAGTGTTTGATACTCAGTATTCTTTTTTGAGGGGACAAAAAGAGTCGGGTAAAACTTCTCACGGGTCATGAAATGTTTACCATTTTCATAACCACGGACCAAGAAGTGATCCCCGACCATTTGAACGTTAGTGTAAAAACGAAGCGACATCAGGCAGTTAATTCAAGATACTTTTCAATAATTTCAGGTTTAGGATCAACGATAGTGAGAATACTATCAGAATGAATCATCATTTCTCTTTGATCAGTTACATCAGGCCAAGGTGTCAAATTTCCTTCAACATCTATTTGATATGGATTGATTAACTTACAATCAGGTTCCCCCAACTCAGATCCAATTTCAATAATCTCAGTTACAATGACATTATCAACTTTCAGTAAGAGACATTTGATTGTTTTGTCCATTTACTTTTTCCTCATACATTTGTTTAAGTGATTGAATTGGGTCTACCAAAGTTACAACCCAATCCATTGTTACTAGCATCTGCCTATCTTCGCTTAAGATAATCCAAGGAGTTAATGATACTTGTATCTTAGCATCATATTCAGTCTCTTCAGAGAGAACAATACTTCTTTCAGTAATTACCTTATATGGATTTTCAAAGATATATCCACATACATTTTCCTCGGCGGAAATAAGTTCTTTTACATCAGAAATAACTGTTTCTCCAGATTTTAATAGTGCAAGTTTGATTGACATTTTACTTTATGTGCTCCCATCATTATAGCAAAAAAATGGGGGAGCGTCAACTGGATTTTGCCAGTTGCTCCCCTGCGGCGACGATATTCAATTATATTTATTCTTCTTCACATCCTCTCCCACCACCACCAGGATTAAACGGAACTGCTTTACCAGAGGGAACATTTTGAACTTTTCCTTTCATATAAACCTTATGTGCCTTTGCCATAGGGTACTTAATTGTTTTTATTTCATTCAAAAACTGGTGAAAAGTTTTCATGTGAAGTTTTTCTTTTATTTAGAGATAGTCCTTACGAGTATGATGCTCTGGAACTATTTTCCCAAGTACGATCCGTAGAAGTCCGTCTTCAAATGTGACTTCGCGGACTTCTGTGTCGTCGGATAAAGTCCACGCTCGTTTAAAACTTCTGCTAGCCACTCCCTTGTGGATAAACGTCCTATCCGATTCGGTATCTGATTTTTGCCCTTCGACAAAAAGTTTTCCATATTCTGTGAAAACATTGACCTCTCCCTTCTTGAATCCTGCTAATGCAATCTCTAAATGAGACTCTACATTATTTACCTGAATAAGATTGTAGGGGGGATAGTTTGTTGTAGTTTCGTGAAGATTAAATAAACGATCAAAATATTCATCCATTCCAATACTATTGCGAGTGATTCTTTCCATCAAAGCAGGAAGATCGGACGCAGTAAACCGTGATGTTGCAAGGTTAGTCATTATAGTAGCTCCTTTAAAAGCGAGTTTGTGTTTTGTGGATCCTTACGGCATCCGTATATAATTATAACAGAAAACATAAAAAAGGGAGTGTTGAACTCCCTACTTTTTTATTCGGTTTTACGACTCAATTGAAAAAATAGAATTCATCAATTTATTTTGAGGTATCCTATTCTTATATTCAAAAGCAACTCGATCCCAACCATTACCAACTTTAACAAGTTTTTCATCTTCCATATACTTATCCAACCAATACAAAATATAAGAAACTGTGCGATTCATATTTTCCCATTTAGTATCTTTACAAATTGTAGCATCTTTGAAAAACTTTCCATTCATCCATTCAAATACAATATGAGAAACACCATCTCTTTCATCTGACATAAGATTACACTTTTGTGAAGTAATCAAGTTCCAAGCATGAAGAAGCTTTTGATTGTTCACTCCATAGTGCCTAAGACTCATTAAAGCGGCACAGATAAATGGTTGATTCCAAACCTTTTTATTTGTCATTAATTCATCAAGTGCTTTAATTTCTTCAATCCAACCACCAACCATTCCTTCTAATTGGTCTGTTTTAACACTGGGTTGATTCCATCGCAAAGGCCACATAAAATGACATGCTTTACTAAGTCCAGATAAAATTGCTCCTTGAATTAGTTTTTCAGATTTTGGTTGATAGTTATAATAACCAGTCAAAACACCAAATAATTTTTGTTGATTCTTTTCAGTTGCTTCCGTAGAATCAAAAGTGTTATAGCATTCTTTAATTTCGTCTAGAGTTTCATACTCATAAGTAATTGCAATTAATTTTTGAGGGATATAATCACTCTTACCAGTCTCCCAAGCCATAGCACGAGTATTACCATCCACCCGAAATACCATATCTTTAGGATATATTTTACCCTTGATATTTGATTCTTTGCCAAGTTTCGCTAGATGTACAATACACTGTTCTGGACGCAAATATTTTAGATGCTTTGCATTCTTTATCCTTTCTTCAGTATTACGCTGACATGGAACTTCTGGCAATCTAACATATTCTTCATATGGAAATTCTGTGTCTACAGAAATATTTCCAGTAAAATCTCTCGTTTCAAACATTTTCTTTATTCAATAATCTACTCACCATTCATCAACCTATAAAGAAGATGCTGTCTTGAAATTAAGACAGGGGGTTCGTAGGTTTACCTAACTAGTATACCACAAAAAAAGAGGGGTGTCAACCCCTCAAAGATCATTCGGTTTCCTCAACCTTTTTCTTTTTAGCACCAATATTATATTTGGTTTCCAGAATCCAGTCACCCTTGTCCTTATAAGCAAGAACTTTGATCTGATTCAAAGGAGCAATGTCCTGAATCTTAGTAACATCAACAATCGTAATCAAACTCCAATCGGCAAGAAGTTGGGCAATACGATTACGACGCTGAACGTCATTTACAGTCAGATTTGCATGTTTGCCATCGAGAGCAAATAATTCTTTAAAATGAACCAGGTAATATCTACCTTGCTTATGAAGAATATGGCAAGACTGATAGATTTTCTTTTCTTTTCTTGAAGCAACTCCGATACGGGTCAAAGTCTCACGCACCTTTAGAAAATCATCAGGTTCATTGAGAATCACTTCCACCATTTGGTCGGGCGTCCACTTCACTTCAGGTTCTTGAACTACACTCATTTTGTTCCTCCAGTTTCAAATTTCGATTTAATAAATGTTAGTTGTTCTTTAGTAAGAATCCTCAAAGCCTGTTTTGCCTTTTCATTACTATATCCATAATAACGTTTGACATAATCAAGATCTTTGATTTTATCTTGTCGGAGCCAGGGAGAATATCTCTTCTTTTTCCTCAGACTATTTATATAAAAGTCATATTGCATCTTCTTTGGGAGGAAATGATATTGGTTCATTTCATTTGCAAACATCAAACAGTCAATATGCCCAGAAAGACAGCGATTGATGATATAAGGTGCATATTCTTTTTCAGATGTAGGATCTTCATCCATAATATTATTTTTTGTTTGGTTGATAGAATTCAACCAATCTTTCAATTCATAAGTCATCGAATAATCTCCAAATCATTACCATGTTTCCACAACTCAAGTTCTGTCCTTAAACGACCTTCAGACTTAAGTTTTTCATATCTCTTTGATGCCTTTTTCTTCCACCATTCGATGACTTCTTGAGGTTCATATCCAAATTTAGAAAGATAATATCTTTTCTTTTCAGTTAAAGTTTTTGCGTGTTCGATACAGGAATTAAATTCATCTAACTTAGAATGACCTTTCAAAGAATTCCTAATAATAGAAATCATCTTAGTCTGAATCTTCAATTTCTTTGAAGACTTATCTGCAGAAATGAGTCTTTCTCCACCATTGGCAGTATTATTAAACCACCAGAACATTTCTTTGAAGTAATCATCATGAAATAGAGGGAGAAAATTACTTTCAGTATCTCCTATGTGTCTAATATAAGGTTTAAGACCATCATACATGGATACTCCCTTCGTTGTACCGTATAGTGAAGTTGTTTCAAAGTATTGAAGATCAATTCCATATTTACGATCAAATTGTCGCTTGAGTTCATTGGAAGAAGCAAGAAGAGCAAGAAGTTTTCCACCAAGATAATTGTATCCAAATGGTTGAACAGGGACAATGTTAAATCCCATTACAAACTCACTGTTAATTCTGGAAAGTGAAATAACCTCACCAAAATAATCATTTCTTGGTTTTGAATTAATTGTTGGAGATCCAAATCGGACTACTCCAATTATCTTATTGCTAGTATCCTCAGTTACGATCCACTTCAAAGTTCTACCAGGAATTGCTTCTTCGATAGGATTTGATGCAGTATCATTCAAAATTTCTGAGTAAAGATCTTGATTGTACTTGGATGTTGTTTTGGGATTAGTATCCACCTCATGAATTGAAAATGACATTTCATTTGGATGAAGATTGAAATTGGAGAAAATCTCATCCTCAGGCCCGAACAATTTTCCAGATGCATTATCCATTCTACTCCGTTTAACGTAACGAAGATAATCGTCGATACGATTAAACTTGGAATAGTATTCTATAAATTGATCTGCCGCCCAAATTGCATTTTCAATAGATAACATATTAATTTGCCAAAAATCCTTTTTCGTAATCTAAAAGTTCCTGTGGAGTTGCAATATAGTTGTCAACAGGATCTGCTGGTTTATTATACCACTGCCTTCCATAATTTCTTGAGACTAGTTTAATATCCAAATACTGATATTTTTTATCAGTTGGTACATAAACTTTATATTTACCTCCCCTATTTGAAGTTAGAAGAGAAAGACTTTTATTTTGTTCAGATAAAATGTCAATAGTAGTACATGCCGTTTTAAATATCCGAAAATACTTATCATAATCATTTACATATAGTTCATGATTATCCATGAGCATCTGATAAATGAATTGAGGAGAATAGCAATGATCCCTACATAATACCCAAGTACGATCAGTTCTCTTTTTTTCTAACGCTCTTTCAGTGATAAATCCTGAAGGTACTGAAAGAGAATGTACCAGATCATAAAATGGGCGAGTAATGGATCTTACTGCATCAGTATTATTTCGATTTTTCTTCCAAAGATCAAGAACCTTAAGATTTTCAAAATCAAGAAATGTTCGATAACAATAAACTTCCAATCGGGATTCAGTTGTAATTACTTCAATTCGTTTCATAATCAGGTTTGTTATACTTAAGGTATTCAAAAAAAGTAAGTTTCATTTCCTTCTGCGTCATACCACAATGCTTTGCTGCTTGTGGTAGATTCATCTTAGAATAAAAGAGTGCTTCATTTGCCTCTCTTACATTTTCGGGAGTTGTTTTCACTGGAACTTCTTTAAGAAGTTTATTATCAATTTTATAAGGGTTCATTGAAACTCACACTCCGCCATAATTTCAATCAGTGCTGCTAGGAGATTAATTTCTTGGTCAGCCACGAACGCAATTTGGTATTGATACTTAGCAATAATAAGAACGGCAGCAGGGATAGACTGGGGAAGTAGAACAGAGTAAAGGGCGTCATAAACCCTGCGAAGAATGATAGAAGAATCGTTGTCCAAGTTGGCGACCACCCACTTTCGGACTTCTGTAAAATTCTTTTCTTTGAGATATTTAATGAGATCATTTACGGCAACGTCAGAGAAGGATGCAAGAATACCAGAGTCAATTTCTCCACCAACAGAATATCGTTGGCATTCATTAAGAACTCGCCTAAAATCAGGAAAATGCTTGGATATCAGTTCGGCAAGGACTTTTGGATCGTACCGTACACCTTCCGCATCCAAGATGTTTTGCAAACGCTTGAAGAAAGATCCTGCCAAATGAGTTTTTTCCTTTCCTCGGATTCCGAACTCGACCACAGCGCAGCGAGAGTGGAGAGGTTCGATGATTTTGTTCTTGTAGTTACAGGTGAAAATGAATCGGCAGTTGCCAGCAAACTCCTCAATAAACGCCCGTAGGAGGAGTTGTACGTCGTTCCCCGTGTTATCTGCTTCGTCAATGATGACGACTTTGTGTTTAGCATCTGACGAAAGTGAGACGGTCGAAGCGAAGTTCTTCGCATTGTTTCGGACAGTATCGAGGAATCTACCTTCGTCGGATCCATTGATGACATAAACATCTACTCCCAATTCATTACAGAGTGCTTTTGCCACCGTAGTCTTACCTACACCAGGAGGACCACAGAGAAGCATATTTGGAATTTCGCCTTTATTTAGAAAATCACTAAAGGTCTTTTTAATATTCTCGGGGAGAATACAATCCTCAATTGTCTTTGGGCGATATTTCTCAACCCAAATAAAGTTAGAACTCATAATCAAATCCACGAAGGTTTACGTTCTGGCATACGGAGATAGTTGTCCGCAACCCAGGGTTTGGAAGCAATATACATTTTATATGCAGTGAATGTATCAATGCTTTCATCAAGTTTGTATTCGTCAGGCATAGCACGAACGAATGGAGTCACATTAGTAATCTTTCCTTTGGGGAAAAGATAGTATGCGGCAACAAGAGTATTGTAGCACGAATGCTGCTTACCATATCGCAGAGTATACTCATCACAAAGGTTCATCCCGTGCTTAATCAACCAGTAGGCATTGTCAATAGTCTTTGCTGCCCATTGAGTGCAGGGGTGATTGCGAAAGGCACCCTTCTCAGTTGCATAGGAGGTTCCGTCTGCTTTAGGAAGGGTGCCGTAGTTGTGATACCACTTGGATGCAACAATAGAGAGCATCTGACAGCATTCAAGAGGCATCTTCACTATATGTTTGTCAGGAAGACAAATTGCTGACTCAGCAGGAAATTCGTTAGTTACAAAGATGTTCATCAGAAACAATACTTTTGGAG